TTTGAATCTGAAAAGCGAGACGGAGCTGATTTATTGTAGCTACAACCGTATTACCTTCCGCCTGAGCCCAAAGATTATTGGGCACAAAACTATCAACCCAATTACCAGAAGGGCCACCAGCATTAGAAATAGACAAATTACCATTAGGCTGAAAACCAAGAGAATATCCAGCTGTAACACCGGGTGCAGTAACAGTCAAACCTTGCGTTCCGGGATTAGGAACTTTATCAGACTGAGTTATAACAGGAAATGCAGTAGCAGTTGAGACAGGAATTGTTACATCCGGACCCTTCTGAGGAGCAGGAAGAGCAGACGTAAAATAATCATGATACTTTGCAGCCGTATAAGGCAAACCACCTTTTGCAACATCAGTTACAAAAGTACCAGTATTCACACCTTGCACAGTCGCATCAGTAACAGGAATATTCAAAGGATCAGAAAGATTTTCATCACGAAACCATTCATTCATAATCAAAGCATAAGCCCTAAAGGGCAAAGCATTTACAGAAAGACCGGAAACACCAGTAGGAATACCCATATAATCCGCAATCGTTCCGATGTTCCAACCACCTTCAGGAGCAGTTAATTGAGGCACCTCATACTCAACAGAAGGAATCCAAGCAGACTCGGTATTCTCTCCCATAAACTGTTTCCAATGATTCCATGTAAGACGATTCGGAACGAAGAAATAATAAGTATCTAAAAAAATATCATCCATAACAGGAGTCAAAAGAGTCTGCATACGAACAACTTTAGAAGTATCAATAGAAAACGTATCACCGGGTAAAACTTCATCCACATAAAACGGAATAATCTGACCAACATTAAACGTGGTCTTATAGCTAGAACTCCGATCAAAACGAGAACGAGACATATCAATCCTCGTCGGATTCACAGCAAAATGAGATTCAGCATTTCTACTCACTCAGACTTGCCTCCTTCTTGATTCTGTTCCGTACTGACTCTCCCTTCGGTCGTATCAGTACTCACAGATGCTTTTTTATCAAACTTAGCCATACGGTCAACAAAGTTAGGCTGGTCCATAGCAGCCATCCATTCAGCAAAACTATGGTTAAACTCAGCACGAACTTCAACAGGCAACTTCATGAAAGCATTTTCGCCAGCAATTACAGAATTTAAAACCTCTGCATAAGTTTTAGGCATATCAGTAACATCACCATAAAAACCTTGAACACGAGACAGCACAGATGAATCACCATCTCTATACCGGTCTAACAAAACATGAATATCACAAGACTCTGCAAAAGACTGAATATAATCATAAAGATTTTCCTGACCAGATACAACGAGGTCTAAAACACCATTTTTGTCATATTGAGGAGCATAGGTAACCTTTACAGGGCTACCCGGATTCTGAAAAATACGATCATGCTTGTCAAACTGTGTCTTAAACACAAAAGCACCTCATTTCTGAGTAGTCTTAGTGGTCCGCTTCGGTTTGGCTGCGGGTGCAGAATCCGCAGCCGGCTCACCGCGCATCAAAAAAGTAGGAACTTCATCAACTATTAGCCTGCCAGTATCACTATCATACAAGCCTAAACGATACAACGAATAATCGCTAGGCATATAGTGAATAGAATCACTAGAACGCAAAATAGCTACACGAAAATTCCGCATGGCGGCAGCGTCGTTAATATCATAGGTCGGAGGAAGAAAACCGGTTAATTCATCTCGCATAGCATAAATATTATAAATCATACTTTATTCCTCTTCTCCATAGACAAAATATATTTACCATCTAACAATCCAACATCAATTAATTTATCAAATATTGCACAATAATTGTTTACCGACTTCATACTGTTAAAAGGACCAAAATAAATGGCAGCATCGTCACAACCATTTTTATACAAAGCAAAAGAATAACTAAAACCAGAACGATTTTTATCAACTTTTCCATTCACAGTCTAATACCTCCACGATAAATTTTAGGCTCAATATTAATTTTCTTGGATTTCACCGCTGTTCTCCGAAAAACTTTGCGATCAGTGGGACGGCGCATCTTTCTTCTAGCCATTACAAAATCCTCCTTAATTTCTTTGTTCTATTCCTCTTTACATTCTCCTCTGTAATCATTATATCAGAATAACTTTTATCCGTTAATTTCTTTTTAATTTTCTCAGAACTCTTTGCCGCTTCATTCTTTTTCTTTTTTCTAACACTAGATAAATCCGGGCAATCAACATCGAACAACCTTTCAAAATACTGCGGTGGCCTGAAAGACCTACCACCATTTGGAGTAGATATATTGATCTTATCATATTCCCACATCTCTGGATGGTCATCATAATACTGACGAGCTATACCGGGCTTCCGAGACATAAGACAAAATTCAGGCTCAATATTAAATTTCTCATAAACGTCAGCGCCTTGACCTTTCTGTTTCTTCATAATATAACGGGCCACATAGGCACATGTCTCCCACGTCACTTTACCGACAACAACAAAGCCTATATCGTTGCCATCTTTATCACGCCAACAAGATTGTAAAGATTCAGAGTTATAATAATTATAATATAAATTTGCAGTTTCAAGAGCCATTCTTTTGTAAAATACAAGATCAACTAACTCTAAACCATAAATAATAGCATGATAATGCGGCCTCTTTGTCTGATCTCCATACTCACCAGCCGCATAAAACCTAATACCATCACCGAATTTATAACGAAGACGTTTCATAAAAAGCTGAAAATCTCTCTTATGCAAAGTAGCACATGGAACTGCCTCACCTGTATCCGAATCACCATAAAAAGACCTTGGCAAATGGGCATCATCATATGTAAGTGTCACAAACCAACTAAACTCATGATAGCCTAATTCCAACATGCAACGATTTGCCCATTGTCTCGAATACTCTAGCCGACAACCTAAACACTTGCCACATGGAATAGTCACAGATTGAGCAACCATCTTTTGAGCTTTATCGGAACGAAAAACAGGACCAGAAAACGGAATCCAATTCCCATCAATCAACTGAACAGAAGTAACGTCATAAGAAACAATCTTATACTTCGTCTTTCCTTTATCAGTTTTACCTATTGCAAATCCCTTTAGGGGATGATAACATGGCATTGCGTACTACACAACCTCTCTGAAAAATTCGACCTTGGCAAAAGGCAGTTTTGGGGGGGTCCTGTCACTCAGCCCCATTACATCAAGAGAGGTAATGGGGCTGAGTGACTTTTTTCTATTTCTTCCACGGCGGAGAATCGCTAGAATGGTAAGACTTTGAGCCGGAAACAGCATCCTTCCAAGTGCGCTTAGAAGAGCCAGAAATGCTACCAGAACGACCAGAAGCAGAATTAACACTGGGAGAACCACCAGAAGTCAACAAATCTCCTATCATCTGGATGCCGCTAGCGGCAGCACCGATCTCAGTCTTAGGGAAATATTTTTCCATATCAAATTCATGAGCTTGCTTATCCTGCTGTAAATACCAGTTCACCTCAGAATTAAAACTGGCTATCTGCTTTTGAGTCATAGCATTAACGTCATAACCATATTTTTGAGCAGCAGCATGAATAGCAGCAGCAGCTTGTGTGGCAGACGCACCAGTATCAGCAGCATATTTACTAGCCATTGCAGAAATCTTAGATGTTGTAAGCTGCGTACTCGCTTGCAATTCTCCTATAAATTTCTGCATCTGAGTATATTTATCTGCTACAGCAAGAGAAGCATTTGCAGAAGTAGCAGTATTAGCTAGCTGGGTTTGAGACTGAATTAAAGAACCAAGTAAACTTACCAAAGCACCAGATGCCGAGGTATCTGTATCACCCTTAGCACCTTGAGAAGCATAACCAGACGCAGTAGCACCAGAAGTCACGGGAGCACCATTGCCGCCCATAGCAGACAATACCGGATTCAGACCTGCTGCTTGCAGGTCTTTTATTTCACGCTGATGGGCAGTATCTGACATGTATTGCTGCCAATCTCTATTCTTCTTCGCCTCTTCACGATTAAACGCCATAGCAACCTCAGCAGACTCACGCTGGAAAGCCATCTGTTGAGCAGCCTGAGCAGCAGACCACGCATTATTTTGAGCTGTTATTTTAGAAATCTGATCTGAGAGCTGATTATAATACCTAGCAGTCGAAGAACTACCAGAAGCAGCAGCAGCGGAAGAAGCTCCAAAACCAGAGGGCAAAAATTCTTGCGCAGAAGCCAGCCTAGCGGCCTTTGAGGCTCCATAGGATATAGGTAATGCCATAAGCACCTCCGATCGATTCTAGACCCATTTCTGATCGAAATAGAACATATTCTTATTCGGCATACATCGGCTGCGCCGATAAGCGCGCAAAGCGCGCAGGCATACAAAGAAAAATCAATGGTGATCGATAAGGCCAGGAATCGAATACAAGGGCATCGGTCGAGTGCAAAGATTTCTTACATAAATGTCGCAGAAAAGCTGTGCAGAAACATTATCCGAAACAGCAAGAACACGATTTACAGTTTTGGAATCTTCACGAATCCAAGAATCAGAAAGAGATGGAAGAGATTCATAATCATCTCCAAGGTGCCAAACATCTAGAGACTGAGGAGCGGAAGAACGCATCTCACCAGTAACACGATTTGGCCGATAACGATAGTCTGCCCAAGCTTCTTGATAACCAAAAACCTCGTCGTCTTTCTCTGTACCTTGAGCATAAATTTCTTTGTTTTTAATAGCTTGCTCACCAATATTCGCAAAAACAGGAAAGTAATAATCAAAACGATCTTTACGAGACCAAAAACGCTCTAAACCCTGCTGATAAGTATGACGATAACGAGCAACCATAACGCCAATGATAAAACCATGTTCAACAAAAGACTTCGTAAAATCAGAATGATTATCAGAAGTTAAAGAATACGCAGCAGTATTACCTTGAGGAGTACCGGAAGCATCTGTAGAAGAACTCTGAACAACCTGATTGATATTAATCGGAATCCGATTACCACCAAGATATTCAGGACGCTGCAAACGAGCATCCGGAGAAGTTACACCAAAATGAGATTTAAGGATTTCAATATAACGAGTACCGCCTCGTGCATCTCGCTCATAAA